TCATAGTCGTTATTGTGTGTTAATCCTAAACTTGGGCTATAGACAAGTTTTATATATACGTTAATTGTTTTGTAACATCAGGGAAGGTCACGCCGTGAGGTGGGACCTTTCTTATTGTTTTTCGAGGATGGAGAGGAGACGGCCTATCTGGGCGTCCTTCTCTTTGATCTGGGCGTCCTTCTCCTTGATGCGCTCGTCGAGGAGCTCGATCTGGGCGCGGAGGACATCGGGGCTGTCGGAATAATATTGACGGTTGTCGATGGTGTTGCCTATATTATTGTTACTATTGATAAAACCTTGATTGTTATCGGCGAAGTGGTGTGAATTATCCCTAAGCATACTACCTTCCCCTGTCATCAGCCACCCACGGTCAAATTCAGGAAATACAGATAAAATCTTACTCGCCATTGCCGGAGAGATAGACTTTGTTTTTCCCTTCAATATGTCATAAATAGCCTGAGGACGATCTAGCCCAATCCTCTCAGCCAGTTGTTTAGCATTCAACTTCGTATAAGTCAATACCTTTGCGATAACTTCTGTCATAGTCTAAAAAATCTTTAAGAATATTTCTGTAAATTTTCTTGATAATACAGATTTAATCTGTATATTTGCAGTGTAAATACAAACGATATACAAATGGTATACATTCTTAAATGAGCGAAGATAATAATAAAATATTCACAAAACAAATGAGTTATGAGTGCAGAAAAGAAAATGGAAAGGACCTCAGTGGGCATCTGGAGGGTGTTCGCGGTGGTGGTGGCGGTCGCTCTGGCGGCAAACGCCGCTCAGGCAATGGCAGGAAAGGCGAATTTCGCGTGGTGGCATCTGCCGACGCTGATGATTTCGTACACGATGGGCGCGTGCGGAGACTGGCTCCGGAGGCTGTCAGCCGTCGCAAGGCTTATTATGATGCGATGGCGTGGCTGTTTACCGAGAAGGAAAACCCAGACCTGTGGATGCTGAAAGGCAGCACCACAAGGGACAGTGACGGACATCTTCATTAATATTCATTGGTTATGGAAAACCACGATGTAAACAGGGACAAGTTCCTTGATTTGATGGCAAAGCACCATCTGGATGCCGGGGTGAACGTGGTGAGGCTCTGGAACAAGGCGCAGGAGGGTGATGACATCAGGCCGCTTGCGAGGGAGTTCATCGCTGACAGGCTTGGGCAGTGCCTTGCGGCTTGGGAGTGTGCCGCCGGTGCATGGAGGAACAACGAGTCCGGAAGACCGGAACCTGACCCGGGAAGATGGGACTGGGATCAGTTTATGGAATATCTGGGAAAGATACTTGAGGAGGATATTGTTTACTGATATGTTGGCACATTACATCATAGAGGTTGCCGCCCTTGCGGTCGTGGCCGCATTGTTCTGGTGGGGGCTGATCAAGGAGTGGAAGGATGAGTGAACCGTAGCGCCGGGCGGTGAAAGGCCGTATTTTTGGGGTGCGCTTAGTTAGTATGACAGCCGGAAAAGACCGGCATTCCCCGGAAAGGGCAGGATATGGGTCCCTGCCGGCAAACAAGGCGGAAGCGGAGGATTTGAGCCAAGGAGCAGGCTCCGTCAGAAAGCTTCGCGCGATGTGAGCGGTTCGATTCCGCTCCCGGGGGCGAAACAGGTTCTTTGAAATACTGGAATTGCCGTTAATGAGAAAGATTCGCAAAACCATTGTTTGGAAAATGATTTTCTAAAAGCTATCTTTGTTTGGTAAAGGGAATGTGATATGCTTGAAGTTGCAAATATCAGAGTAGTAACACTGTCATCCTCCGATAGGCTTAGCTGGCTTAGCGGAATTTGCGACGGAAGAGATATGATCGAGCAAAACGGCGTTAACCGCCTGTTAGTAAATATCGACGATGGCATTACACGAGATAAATTACGACCTGAACATATCACGTCTCTTGCATGTCTGATTGAATCTTGCGCTCGAAAGGGATGCCTGGTTCAAATGGAGACGAGCAAAGAAATTAAAGATTACCTTGAAAACGAGCTCAAAATATCAAGATACTGGAATTTACATGAGAGTTATGTGAAGCCTGGCAACGAAGACATTCTGAACTTATGGAAGATTGATTCCAACGGGATGGAAATGCACGCTAAACGAATAAGCGAGTATTTTCGAACCACCAGGTTTCAAGCCAAAGACCTGACTCCGCTTGAAGGTAGCCTGACCGAGGCTTATTACAATGTCATTGACCATTCACTATGCGAGGGAATAGCCTTTTCTATGGTCGAATATGACAGGAGTATCAACAAGGTTTTCATTTCCGTATGTGATTTTGGCCGAGGTATTGCCGAATCCGTTAGAACAGTATTACCTGAAATAACGGATGACGTTCAAGCAATAATGAAAGCAATGGAGCCTCGCTTCACGATCAGATCCACTAAGCACAATGCCGGCTTAGGATTGGGGAATCTTCGTGACTATTGCACTGACCCTGATTCCCTTTGGATTATCAGCAACGATGCGGCTCTGGTCACATCCGGGGACAACGAAAGATATGTAAGGTTAAAGAAACACTTCAAGGGGACATTGATAATGTATTCAATTTCACTTGAGCATCTGGAAGACAATTATATCGAAGACACTTTAACACTGTTATAATATGGATTATCGTATTTCCGTTTCAACTATATTCCAGGGTCGCAATTACCCTGACGCTGGCGATGTGCTATACTCTGTACTGAACGACAATCTTGACAAGCAGGACAGAATCATTTTGGACTTCAAAGATGTAACTCTTGTTCCATCAATGTTTTTGAACACATCCCTTGGCAAGATAATCGGAGAAAGAGGGGCTGGGATCATTCGTCAGAAAATAGCTTTTAGCAATATTTCCGCCAGCCAGATAGCCCATATCAGAGAATATGTTCAGCGATTCGAGCAGCCCTGCTAACTAAGGAGAAGCAATCTTCATCAAGCGGCAATTCCAGTATTTCGGAGTTGCCGCTTAATTTATTGTGTTATGAATGGAAAAGTTAGATTCGTTGTCACGGCCACGTACTACAACATCATCGACCAGTGGTACTTCGACACGGTCGAGAAGGCGAGGGAGAAATACTCTGAGCTCCTGGTCACCAGACCGAAATGGGAGATCAGGGCCGAGAGAGAGGAGACTGTCCCGCAAGGGTCAGGATAGCCCGGTTGATGAACTCGGTCTTGTTACCTTGGTAGGAAGAGAGGAACGCGTCAACCTCGGGGGTGGACTGGAAGGTGTAGGACTTTCCGTGGGGCTTGGACTTGCGGCCCGCGCCGGAACGGGCGCCGCCCCAGGACGGAGACTCGGAAGGAGTTTGTGAAGATGACAGATTTTTGTTTTGCATACAATTTGTGTATTTTTGCAGCACCTACCAAAGGGGAGGCTGATCTCTCAGCCTCCGTTGGCGAACTAGATTGCGATTTCTATCGTGAATCTCAGTTTCCAAATCTTGATCGTAAATCTTGCGGACATACTTTTAAGACTTTGGTAGGTTTTTCTTACTCCCTTTCAAGCGTTTCAGATTCCTCTTTCGCGGCTCTCCCTGAACCGCAATACAAAGGTACGCATTTATTTTGAATTACACAATTATTTTTCAAGTTTATTTATTTACCTTTTTTACTGAAAATCAATGAATAAAACAGAGAACTACGAATCCCAGAAGACTAAGATTCGTAAGATCGCTACCCTTGCCGAAAGCGGGGTTGGCGGAGAGGCCGAAAACGCCAGGAGCATTATGGAGCGGATATGTCTGGAACACGGTGTCAGCCTTGATGAAGTTCTGGCGGTCGAGGAGAGAAAACGGTATCGGTTTGAAATCGGCCGCAACAAAATCGACCTGCGTATCTTTACACAGTGTTATGCTAGGGTTACAGGCGAAAAAAGTATGTCGTATCGTCGAATGAGCCGCACGGCGATTTCCGTCGTAATGACCGCCTATCAATACGCTGAGCTTTCCGCCCTATTTGAGTGGCACAAAGCTAATTTCCGGCGGGAGGTTGAGAACCATATAGACATTCTGTTTCATGCCTACAGCTCGAAACATCGTCTATTCTGCGAGCGGTCGGACGATGCCCCCGACGAAGAACTGAATCTCTCTCCGGAGGACATTCAACGCATTCGTGCGATTATGGCCATGAGAGAGAGCCTGAATGACAGCAAATATTACAAACAGATTGGCTATTAAAAAAACAACTTAAACGGAATATGAACATCAAGAAGATTTGGGAGACCGCGTCCCAGAAACAGCGGAACGAGCTGATGACTCTGATTGTGATGGACGGGGTGGCCTACCCTACGGCGTACTCGTGGTGCAACGGGACGAGGCGGCCTAAGCCACTCTATCAGGATAGGATCCTGAAATACGTGAAGGATGTCTTCGGAATTGAGTCCACCGCCGAAGAACTGTTCCCGGAAAGGAGGTAGTCATGTATGCGGACAAGGATTCAAGAGGTCTGGTCTCGGTGTTCGAGATGGACAGACCTGAATGGTCGGCACTCCGTGGGGCATGCCAAATGGCCATGCAGCTGTGGGAGGTCCAGCTGACGGAGTTCGCGGGGCTTGAAACGGCCAGGATGCAGACTTGGGAGATTCAGCGCAAATGCCACCTTGAGCAGTGCGTAGGTTTCGCGAGGAAGCTGATACACGAGATAGACCAGGCGAACGCGAGAGTAAATGACGATTCCCGCCGGGGGTTGTTCGAGAACGTGAACAGCGGTCCCGCCTTAGACCCGTTTGACTTATGATTCCGGATTATGTAAAAGACCAGATCAAGGAGAGGGACATTGTCTCGATCATCCAGGGCGAGGGCGTTGAACTCAGGAGGGAGGGCAGCCGCTACAAGTGCTGCTGCCCTTTCCACGGGGAGAAGACACCTTCGTTCGTGGTGACACCTTCGAGGAACATGTATCACTGCTTCGGTTGCGGACGCACAGGCGATGCCATCAGCTTTGTGATGGAGCGGCGCGGCATGACTTTCTACGAGGCGGTGGAATATCTTGCCGGGAAGCTGGGGATAGAGTACGAGAAGAGGGAGCAGACACCGGAGGAGAAGGCTGCTGAGTTCAGAAGGTCACAGATGATGACCGTGAACAAGCTGGCGGCGGAGTGGTTCATCCAGCGCTACAGGGAGTCGCCCGGAGCCAGGGAGTATGTCCTGAAGAGACGCGGGATCAAGGAGGAGACCGCCGAGCTGTTCTGCCTCGGCTACGCTCCAGAGAAGGGCGGGCTGAAACAGTACCTCACGGGGCTTGGCTGGAAGGAGGACGTGCTGCTCGCCGCAGGACTGGTCAAGAGGAACGAGGACACCGGGCAGGTCTATGACTCGTTCAGGCACAGGATAATGTTTCCGGTGTTCTGGACAAGCGGCTACATAGCGGGTTTTTCCGGACGGTACATCGGTGACAAGCCGGGCGTTCCCAAGTACCTGAACACCGGGGAGACCGAACTGTACAAGAAGAAGGGAATCCTTTTCGGGTGGCTCCAGGCGAATATGCAGATCTACGCCACGAAGCAGGCTTACCTTGTCGAGGGCAATCTGGACGTATGCAGGTTGCACGAGATCGGGGTGAAGAATGCCGTGGCTCCGTGCGGAACGGCTTTGACTCAGGACCAGATCGACCTGCTGAAATCCAGGGCCGAAAGGATCACGATCATCGGGGACACAGACGAGGCCGGTATCGAGGCGGTCCAGAAGAACGCCAAGCTGATGACGGAGGCGGGGCTTTCGGTCAGTGTGATGGAGTTGCCGCCGGAGCTTGGCAAGGATGCTGATGAGTTCTTCCGGACACATCAGCACGAATTTGACGAATGCAACCTCCAGAGGACGAACGATTATATTCCTTGGATCTGCAAGAGATGGATGGAAGCAGCCGCTTCGCAGACGGAGAAGGCCGCCGTGATCACCGAGGTCTGCAAGCTGCTGGCCAAGGTGCCGGACCAGAGCACGGCTGATATGTACCGGGAGACCTTCACGAAGGCCTATAAGTTCGGAAGGATCTGGAACCAGGAATATTTCAAGGCCAAGAATGATCAGGAGCGGGCGGAGGCGAAAGAGGACGGAACCAAGGAGATGCTCCAGAACTATGGCTTCTACGTCAAGAATAACTGCTACTATGGGGCTTCAAGATCCGGGAACGATGTGAGGTGGAGCAACTTCACGATGACTCCGATCCTGCACATCCGGGATGAGAAGAACGCAAGGAGAATATTCACGCTGCGGAACGTCAAGATGCAGGAGGCGGTGGTGAAGCTGAACCAGAGCGAGCTCGTGTCGTTCACGGATTTCAAGACTCGTGTCGAGACGGCCGGGAACTATGTCTGGGAGGCAACGGCCAACGAGCTTACCTCACTGAAGAAGTTCCTCTATGACGGCACGCCTTCGGCTGATGAGATCAAGCAGCTGGGTTGGCAGAAGAAGTGGGGCTTCTATGCCTGGGGCAACGGCGGCCTTGACAACGGCACGTTCAAGCCGGTGGACAAGTACGGAATCATCGACATCAAGGGTCAGAAGTTCTATCTTCCTGGTTGCGCGCTGGACACAAGGGACAACACCCAAGGCTACCAGCTGGCAAGGAAATTTGTCTATATGGAGGCTAACACCATCACGCTGCGGGAATATTCAGAGAAACTCATCACCGTGTTCGGGGACAACGCCAAGGTGGCGCTTTGCTTCCTGTTCGCGTCGCTGTTCAAGGACGTTGTGACATCGGTGACAACATCGTTCCCCATTCTGGATCTGTTCGGCCCGAAGGGCACGGGAAAGTCGGAGCTGGGTCATTCGCTGACTTCCTTCTTCGTGACGGGCAACATCGCGCCGAACATCAACAACACGACCAAGGCGGCTCTTGCCGAGGCGGTGGCGGAGGTGAGCAACGCGGTGGTGCATCTTGATGAGTACAAGAACAACCTTGATCTGGAGAAGCGGGAGTTCCTTAAAGGAATATGGGACGGCGCGGGGCGTTCGAGGATGAATATGGACAACGACAAGAGGCGCGAGACCACGGCTGTGGACTGCGGGGTTGTGATGAGCGGTCAGGAGATGCCGACCGCCGACATCGCTCTGTTCAACCGGCTTGTGTTCCTGACATTCAGCAAGACAACGTTCAGCGACCAGGAGAAGAGGAACTACGAGAATCTGAAGCTTATCGAGAAGCGAGGGCTTACGCATCTGACGAACCAGTTGTTGCAGTTGCGCTCCAAGTTCCAGACGGATTTCAGAAGGGTTTGGGATGAGACTTTGTCGGACATGAATGACAGGGTGCGTTCGTACAATGTCGAGGACAGGACACTGAGGAACTGGGCTATCCTGCTGGCGGCCTACCGGGCTTTGAGGACGGACATCGATGTGCCGTTTGACAGCGAGGAGATATTCAGGCTTTGCTGCAAGGGTTGCGTGGACCAGAACCAGAAGACCAGACAGAACAACGAGCTTTCGGGCTTCTGGGAGATTGTGGAGAATCTGGTGGCATCCGGACAGGCGTACATCAACATCGACTATAAGCTTTGCGCCGGGGACCGTCCGTTCGCCATCAAGGAGTCGGACGTGCCGTTCGAGCCGAAGCACGGAGTGCGGTACATCTATCTGGCTTTCCAGCGGCTTTCGGCTCTCTATATGAAGGAGGGCAAGGACGTGAACGGCAAGGTGATCCCGAGGGATTCGCTGAAGTACTATCTTGAGCATTCGCCGGAGTTCATAGGTACGGCCAAGTCGATGCGGTTCAAGCTGCTGGAGAACAAGACCTACGTGTCGAGCAATCCGGAGACCGGCAAGAGCCGCGTCACCACGGCGATGGTCTTTGACTATGACGCGCTGAAGGTCAATTACGGAATAGATCTGGACATTTCTACGGACACGTTGGAGATCGGTGACAACCGCACGGCGGCCAGCGCTCCCCCATCGGTCACCGAGCCAGCCGAAGCGGTTGATGCCGAACTTTGGGAGGAGTGATGGAAGACCTGAGGAGATATGTCCTGTATTCCAGGGAGCAGGAGGAGGCGTTCCGGAACAGGTACGCCAATGTGATTGCGGCCAGGCGGCGGGCGTATGTGAAGTGGCTGCGGAGCCTCCCTCTTCTGGAATGGGTTGACTATCTCGTTCAGGTCTCACCACGAGACTACGAGGCTGTCATCGGCCTGATTTGCGTCTGTCATCAGGAACGCCTTGTCAGCATCACCTTCAGCTCCGATTACCGCCGGATTAGACGTGATCCGGACACGGACGAGGAGGTCGAGGCCGTTTTCGGAAAAAAGAAAAAGTAAAAATAATCGCCAAAAATTTGGTAAATGTTAAGAAATTCCTTATCTTTGTAGTGCAATCAAAACAATAACGGTAATGAGATACTCGGAAGTCATAAGGAAGCTGAAGAAAGGCGGATGCTCTTTCCTCTCGCACGGTAAAAACCACGACTGGTGGTTCAGTCCGATAACAGGAATAAAGTTCCAGATACCGCGACACAGCAGCCAAGAAGCGAAAGACCGGACATTGGAGAACATAAGCAAGCAATCGGGGGTGGAACTATAACCCACCCCAATGCTTAACAAATATTTAATTAATAAAATCAGATATGAAGGCAAAGGTTTATATCGCGAGAGGTTCGGACGGAACCTTCGACGCAACAATGGAGTATAACAAAGCGATTCCATTCGGACTTCTCGGTCAAGGCAAGACAGCCAAAGAAGCCATAGAGGACTTTTACAACTCTTATGAGGAGGCAAAGCAGATGCTTGCGGAAGAGGGCAAAGAGTGTCCGGATGTCGATTTTGAGTTCTACAACGACGTTCCCTCTTTCCTCCAACAATATGCGTTTATCCTAACGCTTGCCGGACTGGAGAAAGTAACCGGAGTGAGCCAGACCATTCTTAGCCACTACATCAGCGGCTACAGGCATCCTTCCCCGAAGACCGTGAAGAAAATCGAGGAGGGCATAAAGAACTTCAGCCAAGAACTATCGTCTGTCAAATTCGCGTAATTGTTTGGTAGCATTACTTAGTATGGTGCGGCCCTGGGAGTTTCTTCCAGGGCTTTTCTTTTGGGTAAGGGCCAATGAAGAGGGTTAATCTTCGTCCGCCCTTACGATTTTTATTGGAGGAAAGTGGGTGGAATGGGGATTTCAAAGGGCCAAAGCGAAAACCATAAGCAAAAAGAGTGGATTTGCTTACGATTTTCACCAAGAGGGTGATTTTCGGGGGAAATGGGGAAAAATGAGGAAAATCGGAGTGGTTGTGCCAAAATTTGGCACAAGTAAAATAACTATTTTTACATACTTTTAAATAGAACAAATGTTTATATTGTGTTATCTATTGTAGTTCTTCAATAAATTACGTAAATTAGTGAAAAATTATTTTGCTGAGGAAACGAAAAACCCCAACTACACTAACTACACTAACTACACTTGAAGTAAATGAATGAATATTAACGAAATAAGGTGTAGTTGCGGTGTAGTTGAAGAACTACACTCCAACTACATTCAACTACACTTGCGGTGACTCCAACTACACTAACTACACATTTTCGAGGGTCAACTACACCACGTTTTTGGTTAACTCATTGAAAATCAAACATAGCTTCAAGTGTAGTTGGTGTAGTTGCTGTTTTTGCGAAAAATGTGGCTATAATATTTGATGAACTGTGAAATGCTCGATGTCAAATTGAAAGTGGATTCGCCGATGATGGCGGATTATCTGGCTTACCTGTTCCCGCCTGACAGTCCGGGCGGGCCTCTGAAAGTCTATGCCCGAAACAGCATAGGCAGGCTTCTCGTGGCTCATTGCAAGGTGGCGGAGGGTCCGGTGGCTCTGGAAGGCGACAAGGTCGTGGATCTGGAGTTGCCAAGCGACATCGCCACGGCTCCTATGAGGGATAAGTTCCTTTATTATGACAAGTACAGCACGGTGGCATTGAATATGGCGATCAACGCCTTCTTTGACATCGAGTTCAAGCAGTACTACCTTGCCGGCTACGAGCTCGGAGTCCAGAAGAAGGACATAGTCACTGCGTTCATCGTGTCGAGGGGATTGTTCAGCACCGACTATTTCGACGCGCTGCACAAGAGGATCTACAGGCAATCGCAACAGACGCTGGACAAACTGGTGAAGAAACTTATCAACAAGGTGGATTACATCAACAGCAGTATAAACATAAACGGATTGAAAGATGATCAGAATCATTGACTCATTGCAGGCCCAGAGCCTTGACAGACAGGATGGAGTCTGGCATAAACTTGCGCTCGTTCCAGGGACCGCCACCATCGAGCGGTCGGAGAAGACGGAGGATGCCGGGAGGCTGGCCACCGTCAAGATCAACGCCACGCTTTCGGAGTCCTCGGAGATTATGAGGGACAACCTTATATTAAAGGTAGGATTCTGCCACGGGGACGATGAGACTTACGGCACCGAGGACTTGCCTCTTGCCTTCGAGGTCAACGAAACCAACACCTTGAAGCTGTCCAGCTCGTATCAATTCCCTATCTTTTAGCGTGTCCTTTCCTTACGGGTGTCTCGCTGGTATCTTTGCGTAAACATTGATTAACAAGATGAAAGCAGACACATTCCAACTGGCAAGGGACATCGTTCAGGGAAAGTGGCTGGTCTCCAATCCGGAGCAGCTGCTTCCTATCGCTCGTGCTTTCCTCAGCAAGACTCCGGTTGAGATGGAGGTGAAGTCGGCGGTGGTCTCCACCGTGGCCGATTCCGGTACGCAGACCGAGGAATCCAAGAGTGTCGCCATTGTTCCGCTTCACGGCACGATGACCAAGTACGACACCTGCGAAAGTTACGGGACAACGTTCATAGCAAACAAACTCCGGGAGATGGCCGATGATGAAAATGTCATCGGCATCGTCCTGGACATAGACTCTCCCGGCGGCAGTTCGTCTGCCATCCCTCCGATGATCGAGGCGATCAGCCACGCGAAGGCCGCCGGAAAGCCGGTCTACGCACATGTGGACTGCTGTGCCTCCGCCGCCTACTGGGTGGCCTCCCAATGTGACGCCATCTACATGGACAACGACCTTTCCGAGGTCGGCTCCATCGGAGCCATGGCCGTGTTCATCGACAGCACGGATGCCAATCCTACCACCGGAGAGAAGACAATTGTCATCTATGCCGAGGAGTCTCCGGACAAGAACTTCGCCTACAGGGAGGCACTTTCCGGAAGGTACGAGGCGGCGAAGGCCGAGCTGAAGCCGCTGGTGGATCAGTTCAGGGATGCCGTCGTGGCCGGAAGGCCTACCATCCACAAGGATCAGGACGGGGTTCTCTCGGGAAAGATGTTCCTCACCGCCGACGCGCTGCGCCTGAACATGGCGGATGCCAGGAAGACCCTCCACGAGACAATAGATGCGGTCTTCGCACTTGCAAGCATTTAACCAATCTTTTTCATAATGGATAAGAAAACTCTCAACAATTCCAAGATGGGCCGACTTGTGGCCCGTCTCTTCGGCAAGAGCGAGCTTGACGTCAAGGACGGCAAGGTTTCCCTTTCCGATCAGGAGCGGCAGAAGGTTCTGGAGAACTACGGCCAGGACTTTCTCGACAAACTGGAAAGCATCAACCTCGATGAGGAGGGTGATGCCGTGACCCTTTTCAACGCCGCCGTGGCCGCCAAGACAGATGAGGCCACCAAGGCACTTAAAGAGCAGGTGAAGAAGCTTCAGAAGGACGTTGTCTCATTGGCTTCCGAGCCGGAGCCTAAGCCGGTTGCCACGGCAGTTCCTGCGTCCAAGGAGGCCAAGGTCTTTGCCATCAATATGGCGGCGGCACACAACAAGATCGTGAAGGAAGCCCTTGATTCCGTCAATCCTTACGCTTTCACGGCGATGGAAGACGCGTCTATCGACATCACGGATCTCAACGCCGAGTTCAAGATGACGATGCCTCCTAAGATGAAGTTGGAGCTCCTTAACAAGAGGATCTACAACGGATTCGATGACGCCAAGCATATGACCCGCATCCAGTCCAACACGGACTACATCGCAAGCGCGGCCATTATGTCCGAGGTCTCACAGCAGTTCACACCGAAATGGACTCCTAAGGGAACGCCCCATTTCACTCCGATCAGGATTCCTTATCGCCGTCACAAGCTGAACGTGCTGATCCGGCCGGCCGATGTGCTCAAGAGCTGGCTGCTCTATCTCTACGAGCAGGGCAAGACTATGGCGGATATGCCTATCACCCGCTACATCATCGAGAACCACATCCTGCCTAAGGTGCTGGATGACATCACCATATCGATGATCGCAAAGGGTAAGTTCATCGATGCCGGCGTTGTCGCTGACGGTGACGCGGGCAAGGCCGCCAAGAACTCTATGGACGGTTTCGAGACCATCCTTGTGGAGGGCAAGTCAGACGAGAATTGCAAGATCAACTACTACAAGGCGGCAGCCGACCCGATGGCGATGTCGGACTCCGAGCTCCTCGCCTACATCGACGGCTTCGTTGACAGCATCTCCGGACTGTTCGCACACATCGTGACCATCCACTGCTCTGAGCAGCTGCTCACCCGCTACAAGAGGGCTGACTTCGCCGTCAACGGCAAGTACACCGGCGTGGAGAATGACGGAAGCATCCGCTTCACCAACTTCCACCTTGTACCTCTGAAATCGATGTACAACTCCCCTATCATCTTTGCGACCCCGAAGGAGAATTTCGTGGAGCTTGTGGATCTCTCCAAGGCGGAGAACTGCATCGTCAAGATTGAGGAGCAGAACTACGATGTGAAGGTGTTCGGTGAATATTCCCTCTCAACGGGATTCAAGATCGCCGAGGCTGTGTATGCCGCTGTTCCGGACGGCTACACTCCTGTCGAGAGCATCGTCTCCGATGTCCCTGACACCGACAAGTGGGAGAACGGAAAGAAGGCTGCTGACAACACCAAGGATCAGGGTTCAGAGACCAACCAGGATCAGGGTCAAGGCGGTGCATAACCAAATAACAAGCGTGAATTATGGCTTACGTTAAATCATCAATTCCAAGACCTGGTGACGGCGCTGGTTGCGCCGCCACCAGAAAATCACAGATCATCCTCGTAGATGTGGAGGATGTCGCCAGCGAACCGGCAAGAGAGGTTGGCAACTGCGTTGTAACTGGAGACCTCACATTGAAGACCGGCGCAAAGGCAATCTCCATCTATGCCACGGCTTCCACGATTCAGGTCACCGAGGAACTTTCCGGAGATCCGGACGCCGAGGGAATCAAGACCGGTATCGTGTTCGACCACCCGGGCAACTCAGTGGCCATCAAGAATTTCATCGAGATCTTCAAGAACCGTGGCGTGATCGCCATCGTGCAGGAGTGCGACGGAACAACTGCTGGCCGTCCTCAGATTATGGGACGTGTCTGCAACCCGCTCAGGTTGTCTCTTGAGACCAAGATGGACGGTGAGGCGACCAAGAGGACTCTTACCTGGAAGCAGGCGTTGCCTGACAAGTTCCTGGCCGGTGAATATGCCGGAGAGATGCCGGAGATCGCCGAGGACGCCACAAGCGCGACCGGAGGAGCTTAGCGGATGTCTAAGATCGACACAAAAGCCGTCGAAGGCAAGGTTGCGGGCAACCCTGTAAGCGGTGGAACGAATCTGGTTGTCTGTGCCTACGAGGGCACGGACGACCAGTTGTCCAAAGTCTGGGAGAAGATGACAGGTGTCAAGCCTGTTGTCATCACGGTTGAACCGGACGCTGACATCCGTGACATTCTTGCCGGAATCATCGCCGACAACAATATCTCCGATGATTTCATCCTCGTGCCGGCCAACTGCGTTCCTTGCGCCAAGATTTCCATCGGAGAACTGGCCACACCGCTTGTGTTCCTTGACGTTCAAGGCAACAAGGTTTTCAGCGAAAGGCTGCCGAAACCGTTCTCCAAGGAGAAACTCGTGGAGATGCTTCCGGTGCAAGACCAGACAGCGGAGGAGTTCCTGAAGGACTACTTCAAGAAGAATCTCCACAGACCAATCGAGGCCGGATTCCGGTTCGGCAACATCGTGACACCGGTCTATCGCGCGAACCCTTGCGAGCACCTTGTCATCGAGGCGTTCGTCCGCAAGAAGTTCGTGTTCGCCACTCCTCAAGGCTATGCGGCCATCACACATCTGATTGACCAGTACCTGCTGAATGAGTAACGAGATTGACAGATGGATATGTTCGGGAGCCGAGGTCACTGAAGGACTTCGGCTCTTGAGCATATACGCGCCCAACAAGTGGCTCGACGCTCTTGTCAGGAAAGCGCCGAAGGAATATTCACACCTCCTGAAGAAAGCTTTGCTTCCGTTCGCCACAGAGGTTCCGTTCTCGCAGACATTGACGAAAGGCGGGCGGTTCCGGGAAGACTGGCCGTTCCTCTCCGAACCTGATTGCCCGACCGAACTGAAGGCCCTTGCCGCGGATATGATCACATCGTGGCACAACTATGTCAACGCCCACGAGGATCTGTTCAAATGCACCACTCCGGAAGAGTGCTTCGAGGCCGCGGAAAAAACGGTAAGAAATTTTTATCAAAATTCAGTTTCCCGCACTGAATTTCAATACTACAAGGAGCATCACCGGATTCTTGGCAAACATCCGATTTTCGCCTTGACAAAGAAACTGGATAATCTGAGACGAATGCCGATCACCGAGCTAATCCGGAAAAGGCGCAATGTCCAGGATTCCATCTGGCGCGCGGAGCGGGAAATCAAGAAAGGAGACCGCCCTGACCTGAAAGTGTCAAGAGAGGAAAGGCTTTCCCGCCTGAAGATGACGCTCGATGAGATAAACCGAATGATTAAAGAATATGAAGGAACTGACAACCGAACTTCTCGATGATCTTTCATCCCTTGCGGCCATCGGCTGGACTGATGCCGAACTGGCCGGATTCCTTGACATCACAGAAAGGCAATTGGATGTCATCTTGGCTGATCCCGTCACGATAGATGATCAGCGGATCAGCAACGCCATCAAACGCGGCCAGCTGGAGAAGAGGGCCAAGATCGAACTTGCCGTTGTGCGTGGAGCTATGGGTGGCGACGCCGACTCCGTCGAGCAGTTCCGCGACATCGTCCGGGACAAAAGTTTCACCATCTCAAAGCTGGATCTGTTCGGCGGTGCCGAGAAAGAAGGCGCGTTCGAGAAGATTCAGGAATATATTGCTTCCGGATCAAAGGGCAACCTTTCCGACAAGGAACAGATCTACATAGACCTGCTGACGCTGATATATTCATTGGACGGCCAGTATGGCAAAAGGAGGACGATCAAGTTCCTGACCAGCGCCCCTTTCTGCATCCCCTACCAGCGTGCCGCGGACATATATTCAGAAGCCGTGGAGCTCTTCTTCTGCAACCGTAAGGTCTCCAAAGAGGCGATGCGCAACAAGATGGCGGATCAGTTCGACACACTCTATGTCGCCGCGAGGGACGCCGCCAAGACATCGAAGGACTATGCCGTGGCCGCCGATATCCTCGTCAACAAGGCTCGCGCCCTCCAGCTGGACAAAGATGATCCGGCCAAGCTTCCGGCTGAAATCTACCAGCCGATGTTCCGTCTGCTTTCCGCAACGCCAGAATCCATCGGACTTCCGGCAGCCAACCGTGATGAGCTGGAAAGGCAGATTGACACCGTGGTCGCTCCGGAGTCCGTCAAGAGACGGCTCAGGACCGATGCAGGCATCGTTGATCTCGACATCGTAAAATACCTTGAGGATGCAAAGGAAGAGAGTTAAACCTGAATCCACACAAGCCGCCTCCGTCCAGTACCAGAACCCTTTCGCCCAGATCGTGTCGCTGGCCGGCGCCTGTCAGAACCTCAATGTCGTGGGGCGTGGCGGAGCCAAGACAACCGACATCCAGGCCGAAAGACTGCTGGATGTCATCTATGATATGCCAGGAGCGCCCGTCGTCTGGGTGGCCGACACGTTCACGAACCTGAACGCCAACATCCTCCCTTCCGTTCTGGAGGGACTGGAGCGCAAAGGCCTGCGTGAAGGAGTCCACTATGTCATCGAGAAGGAGCCGCCGACATTCACCGATGCGGAGATGGCATCCCTTCCGGACTGGCTGAAACCACATTTCTGGAAGCCTTTCAACAAACTGGTCTCCTACAAACGCACGATCATCTTCTACACCGGCACCAACATCCGGTTCGGTTCCCTCGACCGCCCTGCCACACTGGCCGGAGCCTCCTACGTGTTCTGCTTCGGGGATGAGGTGAAATATTTCCGGGAAGACAAGATCTCCAACCTGCTGAAGGCAGTCCGTGGCTACAGGCAGGAATATGGTCACAGTGTCTTCTACCGAGGATTCAGTTTCACCACCGATATGCCGGACACCACGCACATCGGGGAATATGACTGGATCCTGAAATATGCCCACAATATGGACATCCCGGCCATCGTGCTTGTGCTGAAAGCCGGCCTGGTCTATAACGAATGCCTGCACGAGGCTGCCGCCGCCAAAGACAAATGGATGAATACTCACAGTGCCGATGACCTGAACGTCTATCGCAGCAAATGCCGTGTAGCCGAACAGTGGAAAGCCCGATGGACTGAACTTAGGATGCGTAAGGAAGCCAGGACTTTCTTCATGCTGGCATCATCCTACATCAATGTGGACATCCTCACAGAGCAGTGGTTCGGGGATGCCATCTCGGGTAAGCTTCCTGATCTGAACACGGCCATCCTCTCTATGCGCCCGTCCCTGGAATCAGGCGACCGCTTCTACACCTCCTTGAGTGAACGCCACTTCTATTATGATGGCACGGATGAGGAAGCCTACGATGGATTCGGACTGCTTGATCAGGAGGATTGCAGGGTGCTGAAATATCTCGATCTGGACAAACCGCTCATCGCAGGAGTGGATTTCGGGAATATGTGCTCGATGTCCATCGCCCAGAATGACACCGAGAAGGGACGCTCGTGCCTGCGTGTTGTGAAGTTCCTCTACACTCTTGCGCCTGAATATGTCCCTGACCTTGGAGAGAAGTTCCGCGCCTTCTTCGCACCTGTGAGGCGCAAGACCCTGATGCTGTACTATGACCGTGCAGGCAACTCCTACAAGTCCGTGGGTGAGGATCAGGTCGGCAAGTTAAAGAAGGCTATTGAATATGATGAATCCGGACGCCGTACAGGGTGGACGGTGCAGCTTATGTCCATCAACCAGGGCAACATCGGGCAGCCGGAGGAATATTCATTTATGCAGGAGATAATGAGTGAGCGTAATCCACGGTTGCCGGTGATTCGCATCGACGCGTATGCGGCCAAGCATCTGAAGCTGTCATTGGAGAAGGCAAGGACTGTGGTCAGGAACGGGGTTGTGTTCAAGGATAAGAAAAGCGAGAAGTTACCGGTGGAGCAGCTGCCTACGGAGTCCACCAACCCATCAGACTCATTCAAGTATCTTGTGATGACCAAGCAACTCAGAGGCGTGGCCAGCGGCAAGACGATGCTGCCGTCCTCGGCGACGGATCCTCGTGCGGTCGGGAAAAACAAGGACTGAGCGGGGCGTGCGCCATATATCACCCTCGGGAAGGAATCGCAATTGCGATTCTTCCGTTGCGCGGCCCGGGGTCTTCTTCGACCGAAAAAGGCACCGTTTCGCGCCCTTGGGACGCAAAGTACTGTACTTCACTCATTTGACGGGAAAATATTCATAAAAGAGTGTCTGTCTGCTGTGATTTCAACGGTTTCCGCTGTCGTTTTGGGCTTCAGCGCGCGCTTCAACAGAAGCCCCGGCCACCATGTTCCGGTTGTCCGGACGCACCCGGCGGCCTTCTCCGATGTCCTTTATCCAGGCGTGGCTGACGCTAACTTTGTGATATGAACGTATATGAAGCACTGGCCGAGATGAGGCGACTGTCCGAGGAAGACAGGAGCTTCAGTTTCTCGTTCATGTCCTACAATCCATCGAAAGGCACGTCCGACGGCATCGTCTACGTCCACCGCGGGATCCTGCGGCACAGGGAGATGAAGGAACACAACAGGAACGCAGATCTCATCGAGGGGTACATGGATCTGGAGACCGGAGAGCCGCGGCGTTTCTACCAGCCGCTTCTGATGACATTCAACGGACAAAAACTGATACTAGTATGAGCAGAATCGAGAAGATATCCGACCACACGTCCGTCCTGCGGCTGAACGACGGACGGGCTTTCGCGCTTTCCAACAGGGTGGACAACAGCCTTGACTCCGTGTTCTGGATGGCACAGCAGAGGAACTGGGAGCAGCTGCCCCAGACCGTCTGCGGACAGAAGATCGTGCCGTTCGGCCACGACAACAACCTCCCCGTCCACCTTCGGGACATCCTTGACGAGAACAACCTCGGACCGGGAATCCTTGAGAGACAGATGGGGCTCCTCTACGGGCAGGGCGTGTTCCTTAACCGGCTGGCTTACCAGGAGGGGAACATCGTGCATCGCTGGGAGGAGGACAGGGAGATACAGGCATGGCTGGACAGTTGGGACTATGTCAGCTACATCAAGGGATGTATGACCGACTATCTGCACCTGAAAGGATTCTTCGACGCCAAGTACCTTGAGAAAGGCAGGAGAATAGGCAGGGAGCCACGGATCGCCTATCTTGAGCATATTCCATCCAAGAACGCAAGGCTGGAGTGGACGGACAGCCGGGAGATCAAGGATGTCAGGCACATCGTCGTGGGGGACTTCGAGCATTCCTGCGTCGGTACCGGCGTGAGGGTCTATCCGGTCTATGACAGGAGGAATCCGGGACGGTTCGGAGCCTCGGCTTCGTACAACCACACATATTCATTCGCAAGGGATTTCTACGCCGTGCCTCAGTACTGGGGAGCGCTGCGCTGGATTGTCAAGGGTTCCGAGGTCCCGACCATATTCAAATACGTCACGGACAACGGCATCAACCTCGCCTATCTGGTGAAGGCTCCTAAGGAGTACTGGGAGGAGAGGCGCGACCGTCTGAGGATGGCAAACCCGACGTGGGATGACACCAGGATCGAGAACGAGATAAGCACCCTGACTGATGAGCTCCTGCGCCAGATGCAGGACGTGCTGAGCGGAAAGGAGAACGCTGGAAAGTTCTTCTACTCGCTGGACATGCCTTCGGAGAGCGGAACAGGGCGGGTGTCCTGGTCCGTGGAGGCCATCGACCAGAAGATGAAGGATTTCGTGGAGGCGCAGCTGAAGATCTCGGAGGCCTCGGCATCGGCGATCACCTCGGGGATGGGTCTTCACCCGTCGTTGTCGAACGTGATGGTGAACGGCAAGCTGGCATCAGGATCGGAACTGTTGTACGCCTTCAAGCTGTTCCTGCTTTCGGACACGGAGATCGCCTCGCAGACGATTCTGGAGCCGGTCAACCAGGCGATAGCGTTCAATTTCCCGGGCAAGGGACTGAAACTTGGGTTCTTCCACAGGCAGTTGTCGGCGGAGGATGCCCTTACTTCCTCGGCCAGGATTAAAAATCAGTGATTATGATGGATTTGTTCAACAGAAATCGGGACGGTTCCAAGGAACTTGAGGATCTGACCGGCCAATGGTACGCTTCCTCTCCTTTCAGGCTGATCGAGACGGAGATCCGGTTCGCCACCGATGAGGTGGCGCGGCTTGTTAGTCAGGAGGTGGTCAAGGAGGCCGCGGAGGCTTACGATGAGGATGAGAAGCCGGAACTCGTGGCCGCTGTAAGGCTTCCGGTGGCGTGTCTTGCGTTGATGCGTTACGCCAAGCTTTCATCCGTGTCACACGAATCGACCGGACGGAAGGTCAAGATCGATGACAATGAGAGAAGTCCTTACGAATGGCAGATAGACAGGGATGACAGGGCAATGAGGGAGCGGTATTTCAGGGCTCTGGACGCTTTGTACACCTACTTGGAGACTTCCGGCAACGAGAACTGGAAAGCGTCGGCCAAGAGGACGATGACGGGCGAATCCATTGTCAGGAATATTCAGGAGTTCGAGGCTGTCTATCCCGTCGATGGAAGCTACTATGTCTATTATCTGCTCCAGGCGCTTGTGATCGAGCGGCAAAGGGCGGTGATAGGACCGTTCGCCGGGGATAAGTGGGCTTCCATAGCCGATGGCTCGTCTGACGAAAGAGTGCTCTCGCTGGCCAGAAGGGCGGCCATACTGAGTGCCGTGATAGTGGCAGGGACGAGATGGAGCCTTGAGGTGTTCCCTATCGAGATCGCAAGGCGGTTCTCCCCTACCTATCAGGGCAACAGGTCCAACCGTGTGGCCACGATGGATGAGATTGACTGGTACGTCGGCAATCTGAAAAGTGAGGTCAAGGACGCTTTGACGGATTTGTCGGCGCTGATCAGCGAGGAGAAGGCTGACCCTAAGCTTTTGCCTGTGAATGACAGAAGGAACAAATTCTTTACCACCGAGTGATGAACACGATTGAGGTTTTCGAGACCGGCAAGGTTGTCAAGGTGCCTGGTTCGTGGAGTGAGATGACTCCGAAACAGGTGCGTGGGGTGTTCCGGATCTTCGAGTGGTGCCTTAAGCACGGAAAGTCTCCGTTGGAATTCAATGTGAGGGTGCTTTGGATGCTGCTCGGGGTGCGGAGGACTGTCAAGGGATGGTTTGCCGACATATTCGCCGGCCACAGGCCTACTTTAAGGGATGAGAACGTCTATCTGATGTGCGAGAGTTTCCTCGGGTTCCTATTCTCGGAGGAATCGGCGGCGCTGACGTTTGATTCGGTCGCCAACCCTATGCCGGTGGTGCGTTCGGGGCTTGTTTGGCTTCACGGTCCGGGGGAATTGCTTCAAGATCTGACGTTCGGGGAGTTCAGGCACGCCTCGGCGGCTCTGAACAGGTTCTTCAGGAGCCACGAAACAGATGATCTGGATGAGTGCATCGCCTTTTTGTACCGTGTGCGGTCAGGGAAGGCCAACCGCGCAGGCCGTATGGTTCCCGATGTGGACCAGCGGAATGCGAGGGTGCATATTCGCAGAGCATCGAGGTTGAAGGGATGGCGGAAGAACCTTGTGATGATGTGGTTCTCGGCTTGCTTGAAGTACCTCCAGTCTGGTGTTCTGGAGATTGACGGGGAGGAGATTGATTTGTCGAGGCTTTTCGCCGGGGATGACAAGCATTCCGGTGTCAGCTTCGGGTGGAATGACCTTCTGGTCGAGGTGGCCAAGGAGAACACGCTTGGAAACATCGACCGGGTGGATGAGGAGCCGTTGTTCTCGGTGTTGTCGATTATGTGGCATAACTATAAGGAAAGGAAGAGAAATGAGCAGATTATCAAGGCTTCAAAGGCTCACTGAGTACCTTTCGGGGTTGAAGATCCACTCCTGCAAGTGCTGTGGGCACATAGATCCGATTTGCACGACCGCGCAGTCGGACGCCACTTCCAAGCTGGCGCATCTTTCGGGTGTGCAGGTTCTCGTGGCGCGTCCGGAGGTGCATCAGCGCGGGGATTCTGACACGTTCCGGGAAGAGTTGGGGACGGTGATCTTCGTGTTGGAGAAGGGGCTTGGGCTGGACAAGACGGAGGAATCGGAGAATGAGCAGTATTCACGGCTTCTGGAGATCGCGGATTTGATTCTGGCCTATATCGCCGAGGAGACCTCAAGCCAGAACTGCCGTCTTGTGACGGGTTTGGCGTTGGCTTCGGTGGATGTGGTTCCGGAGGCAAGCGTCTTCGGCGGCTGGAGCGGGTACAGCATCGAACTATCATTTGAGTGATGGATGTCAGGGCGCGTTTCGTTAGTGAGATCCTTCAGGATGAGGGACAGAGGCTTCTGAGGAATCAGGGCAAGGCCATCGAGGCAAGGGTCAAGAAGCGTTCCGGGCGGCTGGAGTCGTCCAGGAGTGTTTCTGTGACCGGCGGGAGCGGCGCTTCGGGGACTTTGACGTTCGTCCACGTGGCCTACGAGCGCTTCCTGGACATGAAGCGTCTCCAGCGTGGCGGCAAGTCCGTCAAGAGCAACCGCAAGATCCACAATCGCTATGTCTTCGGTGCTTTCGCCTCCATCGCCGAGCGTCTGATGTACGAGTTCACGGAGGATGCCGTCGCCCGGATAAAGGCGGCGGATCAGGGCAAACAATAAATAATTATCTATATGGCTAAAAGAATTACGGATGAGGATCTTCGGCTGAACCTGATTGTCAACGGGGATGGCGGCAGGAAGGAGATGCTTGCGCTGGACAGGCAGATGAAGGATTTGCAGAGTTCGACCAAAAGGACCAGGACTGAACTCAAGAATCTTGAGAAAGCCGGCAAGACCGGCTCACAGGAACACCAGAACCTGACGAAGACCCTGAAAGACCAGGAGAAGACCCTGACGGAATGCCGGGGAAAATACAACAAACTCAGGGATGCCATTTCCCTTGAGAACAAGACGCTGGCGGAACTCCGGAACCATCTGAAACTGACGCAGACGGCTCTTAGCAAGGCGGTCCCCGGAACGGAGAACTGGAAGAAGCTTAATGCCGAGGTCCAGCAGACCAAGGCAAGGCTTAAAGAGCTTACCTCACAGTCCGGGCAGACCAAGGGTGCGCTTGAGAAATTGTCAAGCGTCAAGGCCGGAGCTTTGGCGGCATTCGCAGCTATCGCAGGGGCAGTCAGAGGCGTGGCAAGGGCGTTCCAGAAGATAGTGGACTTCGAGCAGGCCAACGTCAACCTCTCCACTATCATCGGCAAGAACGTCAAGGACATCGAGGCGCTGACATATTCGGCGATGGAGCTTGGACGGACCACTGAATACACCGCCTCGCAGGTCACGCTGCTCCAGACAGAACTCGCGAAGCTGGGTTTCAAGGAGGGGGCGATCATGCAGATGCAGGGGTCCGTCCTGCACTTCGCCACGGCCATCGGGACCACCCTCCCGGAAGCGGCGGCGATGGCGGGAGCGACACTGAGGATGTTCGGGCTTGACGCCAAAGACACCGCCGACACCCTCGGGGTGCTGGTGCAGGGAGCCAACAACAGCGCGCTGAGCTTCTCCTACTACCAGACAGCGATGGCCACGGTCGGACCGGTGGCGAAGACATTCGGTTTCTCGCTCAGGGACACGGTCGCCCTGCTCGGCACACTGGCCAACGCTGGGTTTGACGCTTCTTCCGCGGCCACTGCCACAAGGAACATCCTGCTTAACCTCGCGGACTCAAGCGGCAAGCTGGCGGTGGCCTTAGGCAAGCCTGTAAGCACATTCCCTGAACTGATGTCCGGGCTGAGACAGCTGAAGGCGCAGGGAGTTGACCTTAACACCACGTTGGAACTGACCGACAAAAGGTCTGTCTCCGCCTTCAATACGTTCCTTGACGGAGCGGACGCTGCCTTGGCTCTGAGGGATTCGCTTGAGGATGTCAACGGCGTGCTGAAGAATACAGCCGAGGAAAGGGTCAACACGGTCGAGGGTTCCGTCAAGCTGCTCCAGTCCGCATGGGAGGGGCTGATCCTCTCGTTCAAGGATTCGACAGGTCCGATCAAAGAGGTGATTGACTGGCTGACGAAACTGATCGAGGTAACCTCTGATCTGGTGTCATCTGGGTCAAAACAGAGTTTCTACAAGGATTTTTCCGAGGATTTTGCCAGAAAACTTGAAGATTTTCACGGCAATGAGGAGGTTATGAAATCCTACATCAAAGAAGCCCGCAAAATATACGAGAAAGGATTGTCCCAAGCTCAGGCGACTTACGACAATCAAAGCGGCTTCAGTCGTTGGTGGCACTACAGCGGTGATAAGTTGAACATAGCGAGGAACGCCCTCGAAGGATTCGACCTCGCCGCCGCCCAGTACCAGAATGCGTCCGGTGGCGGAGCCGCCTCCTCTTCCTCCCCGTCGGGATCAACACCGCCATCAAACCCACCAAGCCTCCAAAATCCGCAAAAAAACAAATCCCTCTGGTCATTGAGCAATGACGAGGCGTTCCTGACGGCCAAGGCGGAACTGACAAGGCGGTACAACGAGAAGGAGATCTCCTCACAGGAGGAATATGACGAAAGGATCTATCAGCTGGAGGTGGCGACGCTGACGGCGAGGCTGGCGGCTCATAAGGATAAGGGGGCGGACAGAGCCAAGATCGAGAATGAGTTGCAGGAGAAGATCAAGAAGCATTCGGAGGATGCGTTGAAGAAGCGGCAGGAGTACGAGAAGAAGGCGGCGGATCTGGCCAAGGAGGGAACAGCGATCATCAACGAGGCGGAGACGGACAAGACCAGGGCGGCGATGGATGGTGAAGAGGTTCGGTACCAGGCGGAATTGAAGAAGTTCAAGGAGACGCAGGTGCTGTACGAGAATCAGGCGGCGGTGCTGGAGGCTATTGAGAAGAAGCACCAGAATAAGCTATCAAAGATAGCACAAGATGGTTTTGACAGGCGCATTGCTACAATGGAAAGCGGCTACAAAGTTGATCGAGCTTCCATAACCGCAGACTATTCAACACAAATAGCGGCAGAACGCCCAAACTCCAGCAAGGCCGCTACTAAAACGAAAGAGCGTGATTATGCTCTTCTGGAATTGGATTTGAAACACCTTGAAGAGCTCAAAGCAGAGCTGGAAAAGATAACTGCTGATAAAAACGCTCTTGGTATCAAACTATCCCAAGAAGATCTTGCCAAGTACAACCTAAAACTTGAAGAGACTAAGGCCAAGATCAACGAGTTGACCGCCTCAAAGGCCAAAAGCGATGGTGGATTCTTCTCCGGTACTGGAAAAGGGAGCCTGTTTGGTGTGTCGCAAGAGGAATGGAACACTTTTTTTGCGAACATCGATACCGGCAAAAATAAAGCGGAAAATCTTGCAACAGCTCTAAATGCTGTTGGAGGACTATCGCAGGAAGGCTTCCAGCTGGCAAGCAAGGCGATCGAGCTTACTAACGCCAAGGAAAACAAGGCATTCAACGAGTACAAGAAGAACAACGAGAAGAAAAAGAAGGATCTGAAATCCAGATATGATGCCGGATTGGTGTCACAGGAGCAGTACAACGCGAGGGTCGAGGAGATGGAAGCAGAGGAAGAGGCAAAGCGCGAGGAGATGGAGATCAAACAAGCAAAGAGGACGAAAGCGCTCAATCTGGTGCAGTCCATCATCAACACGGCTTTGTCGGTCACCAAGACCTTGGCGCAATGGGGCTGGCCAGCCGGTGCGGCTCCTGCCGCGATCGTGGCCGCTTTCGGGGCGGCGCAGACTGCATTGATCGCGGCGCAACCGATAGGTGCGGAGGAGGGCGGCTTCGTGAACACTCGCCGGGCTCAGGACGGAAAGGCCTTCAAGGCGCGGCTCTCTCCTGACAAGAGAGGCTTCGTCTCCTCCCCTACCGTGCTTGTGGGTGAGAACGGCGGTGAATATGTGATCCCGGCTGACGGACTGAGCAATCCGACATTGCTGCCGTTCGTGGCGACGATGGAGGAGGCTCGGAAGGCTGGAACGTTGAAGAGCCTGAACTTCGAGGCGGTCTATCCTGTGGGAGCCGCTATCGGTCGGGAAAGCGGTGGGTTTACGAACACTTCGACAGGCTCAGTGACCGGAAGCGGCTCGGTGTCCGGAGGGAATGTCGCTTCGGCAAGGTCAGCGACCGATGAGAGGTTGCTGGAGGCTATCGAGCTTCTGAACAAAAGGCTTTCCGTGCCTATCAAGGCGGATGTGTCGATGCTGGGGAAGAACGGGATCATCGAGCAGACGGAGAAGTACAATCGTGCCAAACGCCGGGGTACTTATGGCAGATAATGCGATTTTTTGCAAAAATTCCCGTAAAATTCTTGGAATTTGGAAAAAGATTCGCATCTTTGCCAGTGCGTACTACATACTTAGCATTCTCTTTACGGCTGAATAATTCCGTAGAAGATTGCTGACATATTATTAAAGGGAAATTTTGCCCTCCGTATGGTCGTTGCTGACGAAAGTCGCAACAGCATTATGCCGTAAGGCAGGTATGTGGTACGCAGACCTTAGCGGAGGGTTTTTATATTCAATTAGTTATGCGTACTACTAATTCAAACAACGCGGCTGTTGCCGCAGAAAGCCACAAGATCGGGGCTGACTCTTTCATCATCGAGACTAGGATTGAACTGTTCCGGATCGCCGACCGGTTCTCCGAGTGGGAGAAGCGGATGTGCGAGAGCAAGGAACTGCTGATGGACGGAAGGCTCGACAATGAGATCAGGACGATGAACACCGCCTTCTACCAGTTGGACGAAGCTCTGAGGAGGATCATGAACGAGGAGCTGGAGTTCGACATCCTCCGCCACGACACCGTTACGGAGTGATTTTTGCAAGGACTTGTCTGACAATTAATTCTGAACGAGTATGAGAAGGTTAATCATTGCTGTTGCTATAATGCTGATAGGGTTCGGCGGGACTTGCTTCGGAAGGAAGCTGGCTGATCCGGACACGCTGGCGTTCAAGAAGACATATTCGATGCCAGAAAAGAACATTGATGAAATCCGAGAGGCCGTAAGAGAATGGCCACAAAAGAATATTGGGTTGGAATATTCGCGTTCCAGTCTGGATTGGACAACAAAAAGTTTTCGAGGCCGGTACTTCGATGTTCTTTTCGGCAAAACAAGAGGTGATTTGTTCGGAGATGTAATTCTTGTCTTCCGTGATGGGAGTTTTGATCTGGTGTTCAAGAACATTTCAGCGCAATGGCGAAATAATTTTGTAACCTGCATGTCAACCAACGATGACAAGTTCAATCGCACTTGGTTCTGGAGGGCTCGTCGCAGCAAGAAGATTCTCAATAATGTCCGGCTTCGTGCCAGCGAGATATTCGAGAGGATCACCACCTCGATGGATCATTACCTTGAGGTCGGCCCGCCGGTGGAACTGAATAAACTCTGACAATCCCGCCGTCCCATACAGCCGCCTCAGGGCGGCTGTCTTCACGTCAAGAATCCATCGAACAAAGTGAAAATCAGCGGAAAGTGTTGGAATTTTGGTCTAAAGTTTGTTCCTTTGTAAACACAAATGATATGCAAACGAAATACACGGAGATCCATGAGGCTTGGGAAAGATGACATATTGGTGATCAAGGCGGTTCTGCTCTACATCCTGACGCATAGTAAGGATGGTAAGAGGGACATCTACAGCCTTGTCAAGGCGGCTTACTTTGCGCAGCAGAACCACCTTGCGCGGTATGGCACTCCCCTCTTCAAGGACTGCATCTGCGCTTTGCCGTTCGGGCCGGTACCGTCCAACATCTACAATATTCTGAAAATGGCACGTGGCGATTCTCGTGTGCTCGACTACCATAAGGCAGATGACATGCATTTGGCTTCGGATGCCATAGCTTTCGAGAATGAGAGATTTTCAGCGAAAGAGAGACCCGACATGGATTTTCTTTCCCTGTCTGACATAGAATGTCTGAACTACGGAATCAGCAAAGTTGCCGGGATGTCCTTCAGTCAGATCATGGATGACACGCACGGGCAGGAGTGGAGCCGCGCTTTCAACAGTGGCACTTCCCTCAAGGAGATGGACATCATGAATATATCCAAGGAAGGAAACGCCTCTGATGATGCGTTGCAGTACCTGAAGGACTTTCTTGATACTGAATGGTTTGCCAGATCATGATGGAACTGGGAGCATTTCCTGACAAACTCAGGAAGCAGGCGATTGGGATCGGTCAGGTTCTGAAAATGGAGATGTTTCCGGAGGACAGGGTTAAGCCCAAGCAAGGGAAGAACTCCAAACCGAAAAGATTTGTTATCATAGGACAGACTGATGATGGTGGTGTGCTGGCCGCCCTTTTGGTGAACACGCGGATCAATGAAAGCATGTTTGCCCAGATCGCACCATATCAGCATTTGGTCAAAGTTGCTGACAATGATTACCTTGATCACGATAGCTATGTGGATTGCTACACAGTGAGGGAGTTCAGTAGCGAAAGGGTTCTGGAAAGCGCTGAATATCTTGGACATATAAAGGAAGAAGACCTGAAAGAGTGTCTTGACCACGTCCGACAATCCCCGGCCATCAAGCCTTATGTGCTGAAAAAATTCAAATTAGAAGAGTAATCTTGTTGTCCTTTGTGGCCGCCTGAGGGCGGCTATTTTTGTGCCATAAATGGGGAATTTATGGTTAGGATACTGACAAAGGACTACACGGAGCTGGATCTTACGAAGGGGTTCGAGTTCCAGATCGAGATGGAGAACCCGATGCTGGACGAGGAGCATATCCCTTCAGCTTTCAGCACGCAGATCTCGTTTCCGCCGTCGCCGGTGAACAGGAAGGTGTTCGGCTACACTCCGGCGATGTTCCTGGCGCCGAACGTGAAGAGACTGGAGGCCTCGGTGTGGATCGGCGGCGTGCCTTTCGTGACCGGCACGCTGGTGTACGACGGCATCGAGGACGGGTGTCTGATGTACACGTTCACGGAGAAAGTGGTGGAACTGGAGGGAAAGATCTGGGAGAAGAGCATCCTGGAGTTCGACACGGGTTCCATCCCAAGCACCCTCTCGAAGTTTTCTACGCCGCTGCTTATTAACAAGACAAATGTTGCAATACAGCCATATTCGGTGATCAGTAGAATTCCCGTGTCAGGTGAGCCAGGTTCAGCAGGCGCTACCACAGGGCAACTAACTGAAGACGATTACCTCTACAGGAAGAAGTATTACAATTATTACAATGCGTCAGAGAGTTTTACCTATAATACCTTCATTCCGGCTATTCCATTGAGGGTCATCCTGGCAGGATGCTCGGTAAATGTTCCTAACGACATGCTACTCCGGAACGGATGGGCTGAACTATCCATTCTTGGTAGATACCACGAATTCTTGTTTGATGACGTGGTGAAGCCGAACAGGTGGCGTGACGTGGCAACATCGGGAACAAGGCCACCGTCAACCGGAAAGCCCACAAGGCGAGGATCTTCTACTCCAGGAAACAATAAGATCACTGATTTGGCCTCGTTCCTTCCAGACCTCTCTTTCGCTGAGTTGATTAAAGGTCTTTGTTCGATGTTCTGTTCGACCATATTCAACGACGGCGGAAAAGTCAGAATGATAGAGAATAAAGATGTTCTTGGCTATCCTGTCGAGGATTGGGAAGAAAAAATAGAGGACGATTATTCTTCTTCGGAAGAGAAAGCCGTATCTTATAAGTTCGGCTATGGCGACGATGGAATCTCCTATGACACTACAAAGCTAACCCAAAATATGGAGGACGGTCGAGTAGAAAGAATCCAAGAGGGCAATGTGGACGGCATACTGGCGCACTTTTCGTCAAGTGAGGATTATTCGGTGGTCTTCGACGAGGCTACTGGTGATGTCTATTCTGGCCGCAAATATGACGGAGTCGTAAGGAGACAATATAACCCAAACAATGGCGTGATCGTTCCTGTAACGGAAATAGCGTATGAATGCGACTTGCTTTACAAAGGGGCAAAGCCTGTGGAAAACCATGTGGAAGGCGCAGACACATTTGACAATAGCACCGAATTTATGACAGCGGGCTGCGTGCCGGAAAAATTATTCATTTCCGACACAACTTTTCCACGGAGCATGGCGGCTATAATTGAACCGAACGATGTTGGAAAAGAGCGTGACAACAAGGTCTACATTGGGGTGTCATTTGAGGATCAGTTTTTCAGCAATGGCATATTCGCCCCTATCTCAAAGGCAGACTTTCAGTTTGTTGGAACCGAAGACCTTACTCCCGGCGGTCTCTGGGAAGAATATCACAAGGCATTCGCCCAGTGGCTGGGAAAGACGAGGCAGAGGGTGGCCGTGGACGTGAACCTCACGCCTGTCGAACTGCACAACTTCAGGCTGTACAGACCGGTGTACTTCAGGGGGAGGAAATGGATTGTGGCAAAGCTTTCGGTGACGGTGGCGGCGGGGTCGGAGGCGGTCTCGACACGTGGGGAATTCATCGAAATCTGATGTCCTTTCTGAATGGGGTCTCCAGGTGTACATTTGTCCTGGGTTGGGGATGATATACCCTGCCATTGAAACACGGATATGGAATTTACAGGTAGCATACAATTCGCTGACGAAAGCTCTTGGCTGACGCTGACCACGGAATCGGATGACACGGTGACGATCTCCGTCAGGCTCAACACCTTTGTCCCCAATCAGGAGGTCATGAGTTTTGAGGTGACTCCAAACTCTGGCATAGTACGGTTGCCGGCGGGGGAAATACTCAGGGTTCTGAAAGGCAACGGTGTCGGGATGATTACAGGAGTATTCGCAGCCACGCAAGGCACGTCGTCTTGCTCGTACAGTTTCAGTGTGCTGCCTTGCCGGAAGTTCGCCTACAAGTCGCTTGCCGCGACCATATTCACGACAAGGCCGGAAAAATCTCCTGTCCATGTCGGAGCCGAAGACAGACTCTGGTTCTACAGGATGGCGGGTGATGTCTCCACCTATGTCAGATTTAACTATCTTGCCGGAGGCTCATCCAGCAACTACGAGCTCAGTCCCACGTATAGCATTAATCTGAAATATTATGACCTTGACATTTCCGCTGACACGATGCTGGCGACCGCTTCCGCAAAGGGGCTGGACGTGTCAAACATAGTGTCCTATGATGTTTGGATAGAGTGTTCCGGAAGCAAGTCAACGGTATATTCTTTCGTCATCAAGAGGATGCGGTTGCCACTGAAGACGTACAAGTTCCTGGGGCGGCGAGGGACGTATGAATATATTCACGCAACCGGGAAGTTCAGCCGCTCGATAGAGTCGGAGACGCAGGTGTTCGTGAATTCCGGGATAGAGCAGGAGCTGGAGAATGACTATTCGATGACATTCGAGCAGAACTCCGGGCACATCGACAGCATCGGGATGAACGGGTACTGGCTGGAGTTTCTTGCGGCCAAGGAGAGGTACATCATCGAGAAGGATGGTTCGGAACGGGCTATTGTCGTGGACGAGTTCAAGACATCGCTGACCGATAGGACTGTCAGCAGCATGACGTTCAAATGGCATTATGCAAACCCTAACAACACTGTCATTGACAAAGTGGACATCGACATCACAGGACTTGGCATCCTCGGGCCGTCCACCGTGAACGATGTAAGCAACACGGCGCAGTTCCAGGTGACATATTCACCGTCGAACACGACACAGCGGAGCATAACCTGGAGTGTGGTGAGCGGTTCGGACTATGCGTCCATCGATGGCAACGGGAAGCTGACGGTAAAGAGTAACGCAAAGGGGAACGTGGTCAAGGTCAGGGCGACAAGTACAGACAAACCAAACATCTACGCCGAGAAGTCAGTGAACGTCACCTATTTTTCGGCTGAAGTCAGCATCAGCTTCCAGAAAGACAGCATAGAGGTCGAGGCAAAGGCCGGCACCGTGACAAACACGTTCACCACAACAGGACTCACCAACCTTCGGGTGTCCGCCTCCGGAGGGATGGCCATAACCACGGGGCCGTCGATCACCGGTTACCTCATCGGGTTCGCCTATGCGGAGAACACGGGCAATTCGGCGAAAATGGCCACGGTCACCCTGACAGGAGACAGAACGGACGGCAAGGGAACCTTCTCGAAGTCGTATACGGTCTTACAGAAAGCGGCGGCATCAGCCGAAGATCCATCGTGGGATCTTCCTTCTTCATACCTCGGAGAATATCTGACCTTGAATCCTGCCGGCGGCACCTTTGACATAAACATAAGCGATCCGGCGAGAGCAGGTTGGAGAGTAGTGTTCGATAGTCCTCTGACGTTAGAGTCAGGCTCTGCGACCGGAACAGGCCAAGGGAAACTATCGGTCAGATACCCTGCGAACGACACCGGTTCTTCGCGCAGTTTCGAACTCCTACTCAAAAGCGGCGTGAGTTATTTAACAAAATGTGTCGCCAAACAAGCAGCCAAGGCGGAGACTCCGAAAGCCGACCCGTCCTGGAATTTGCCTTCAACCTGGATCATCAAAGCCGACGGAAGCAATGCTCCATCTATCCAGGTCACCGACAACGACAATGTTGGCTGGAAAGTGGAGTACCCTGACTGGATGGGAGCCGAAGGCGGAATCGATTCTGGAACAGGCAGCGGAGAGGTCTCGTTCCAAGTCGATGCCAACACCGGTGCGGAACGCGAGGGAAACATAACGCTGAAGAGCGCTGACGGCAACACAACCTTCGCCGTAAGCAGCGTGGAACAGAAAGCGGCGGCA